TCTCCATCGTTGTCTACTGAGGGAGCAGATGACTTAGCACCAAGGTATCTGTCATCAAATGAATCGTAGGAAGCTGCTGCAGAGGTTGCAGAACTAGCTGCTGCTGTTGCACTATTACTTGCGTTAGTTGCACTTGAGGCTGCTGCTGTAGCACTATTCGCTGCTGCAGTTGCCGAAGCGGCTGCTGATGTTCCTGATCCTGCAATGCTATCAACATATGTTTTTGTTGTCAAGTCCGAATTTGCACTTGGCGTGTATGTTGCAGTAATCTTATTACTACCTGCTGCTACTGCACCTGTTAGAGTGCCACCTGCTAAAGGTAAAAATGTATCTGTTGTATATTTTTTAGTTGCTGCATCCTGATTAGCTACTGGATCACCCAAGCCTGTAATCTTGCTAGTACCCATAGCTATAGCACCACTCATTGTACCACCTGCAAGTGGTAACTTAGTAGCTATACTATTTGTAATAGTTGTACTAAAACTTGCGTCATCACCTAATGCTGCAGCTAGTTCGTTGAGTGTGTTTAGTGTACCTGGAGCAGAGTCTACAAGTGCAGATACTTCTGTGTCCACATAATTTTTTGTCGCAGCATCTTGTGCATTACTTGGATCTGTAACATTAGCAATCGTTGTACCAGTAACGTCTAACGTTCCGTTGACTGTCACATTGTTAAATGTAGATGTACCAGAACCTGCAGTTACGTTACCAGTCACATCACCAGTAATATTTCCTGTAATGTCACCGTCTATATCCCCTGTAATATTACCTGTTAAATCTCCAACAAAGCCAGAGCTTGCAGTTATTGTTGTACCTGTTATGGCTGCAGCACTATTAGCTCCAATAATAGTACCATCAATAGCACCACCATTAACATCAACAGTCGCTAATGTAGCTTGTCCAGTTGTTGATACAGTTGTAAAACTACCTGCTGCAGCACTAGAAGCACCAATAATTGTACCATCTATGTTACCACCATTTATGTCTGCTGTAGTTACTGTAGTTGTACCTGTAGCAGTAAGAGCAGTAAATGTACCTGCTGCTGCTGTAGAAGCACCTATTATAGTACCATCAATATTACCACCGTTCACATCTGCTGTAGTTACTGTAGTAGTTCCTGTGGCAGTAAGGTCAGTAAAGGTAGCTGCTGCTGCTGATGCTGCACCTATTGTTGCACCGTCTATTGCACCACCGTTAATATCTATATTAGAGAATGTAGCTGCTCCAGTTACTGTAACAGAGTCGATGTAGCCTACACCATCAACATATAAGTCTTTAAATTTAAGTGAGGATGTACCAATGTCAATATCATCATCAGTTACAGGAACAATAGCACCATCTTGGATACGTATTTGCTCTACTGCAGACCCACCTACCTCACTAAAAAAACCTATACGGTTGTTACTAGTATCTATTACAACTTTGTTTAGTGCATCACTGTCAGCTATTAAAGGTACGTAAGCACCTTCGGTAGAACTACCATCATGTTTGTGTCCACCTGATAAAAGAAACGCATCTCGTAGAGCATTATACTCTGCGTTTACTGGTGCAGCTTTAATAACCGCATTAGCGATAATATCTGCTGCTGATTGTCTTGAATAACCTGCCATGTTATAACCTGTCTCCTACCCCAAATGTTACCACTAAACCTTGGATACTGTGTGATGCATTCGTATCGTTTGTTACATATTTAAAAGCTACTGACTTACCTGAACCTGAAACATTTGTACGTTTTACAGGAGCAGGGTTTCCATCAAATACCGCTGTGCTATTATATAAAGCCTCGTTATAGTAAGCTGCAGCATTCTGTGTTGTTAGAGTAAAGTTAGTCGGACCTAAAGTATTAAAATCTTCATAGTCATACAACACAGACATTGTTAGTTCATTGTCACCCTCAGAACGTAAATATGTAGCTACGTTATAAAATATTTTACGTTGTTCTGGATCTTGCATATAATAAAAAGGGGTTTGGAAGATACTAAATATATCAGTTCCGTTAAAGCTAGTTCCTTGCTCTTGTCTATGAACTTTACCTGTGCTGTCTCCATGTATTACAAATTCGTTTTGACCTATGTAACCACTATCTGCACAGGTAGCCTCTAACCCTAATAACTGCCCAAACTCAAACCCTAATTGACCAGACTGACTGTTCTGCCTAAATCCTGCAATAATACCCTGAGAATCTGCAGCTGCAAAAAAGAATCTTACTTGCGATTTTTGGTGAATAATAACACTTGATAATCCTTCAAGGTCAATATCAAAAACAATATCCGTAAAGATAGACTGAATATTTTTTGACATTGATTCAAGATTAACGTCACCAATTTTGTTTGTACCTGAAATAGGTCTTAGACCATCCTGAGATAAGAAAAGCAAATCACCTGCTATTTCTACTACACTGTCTGTTGCTAAACATCCAAGGTCATCTGTTACTTGTTCAAGAACAAAGTTAGCTACGTTATTTCCTGACAACCTTTTAATATTTGTTACTCCAAATATGTAAAGTTGATCACGAAAAGTTTTAATTGCTACAATAGGAAAGCCTACATTAATTACCCCTGCACCATTAGCAGCACTGTAATCTGTTTCTGCGTTAGGAGCACTGAAGTACAAGTTCGTTTTTTCTGCAGGATCACCTGCTAAGAACATGTGGTTTTGAAACACAGCAGAAAATTTAGGATCTGTTGGTGCGTCAGCATGAGTAATCTGAGTATATGTTGAACCATCATACGTAGCTGCAGGATTTATTCCATCTGTTAGTATGACCTTTGGAGCACTAAAATTGTACTTTGTAAATCTTACTTTTGTTACACCTACCATTGTAGGAGAACCAGAAGTGGTTACTGCATCCCAAGCTGAACTAGAGTTGTTCCATTTGTGTAAGTAATTATTTCCTGAACTAGGTTTACGAGCAGCTAGAATACCATCGTTAATACCATCTGCTACGACTACACCAAGAACAGAGCCTGTTCCTGTTACTGTTCCATAGTTGTTAGAGTACCCACTAATACGTCTGTAACCACCAGTAATCGCAGGTTCATAGTTTACAAGAAGTGTGGCAGAGCCAGGTTGTCTCTCACCTTGAGACAGCACATCCCTGTTCGTATTTAGTCCACCTTCACAGTAGACCTTAAAAGAGGCTAAATTATCTGGCATTATACAATACTGCTAATAGTGTTACTAAATGATTTATTTCTTTGTATCACTGTAGATCTAACATCTAGTGGATCATCCATAAGCACCCGTCTCATAGATCTTATACCATTTTCAAAGTTTTGTTGATGCATAGCAGCACTCTGATCATTAGATCTAAATCTCATCAGGTACATCATAGCACCATCAATTAGTACGTGATTAAACCTATCTGGAATAACAGATGCATCATTAAAAGCTGTTAAATCATCAGGGAATGAAAAGTATACATATTCTATTTCATAGCTATTGTCTGGAACAGGTGTAACACCAAACTTTGCTTCTAATGTTTGATATACACGTTGTGGTGCTGAAATACCAGAACCAGAATCACCTTCATCATCTAACCCACGAAACCTTTGAGTATATTCTTCAAATGATATAGTAGGAAGAAAACTAGGTGTATTACCTGCAGATCCTAATTTCTTTATATAAAAAGTATCCCAATCTACAGAAGCAAAATTAGCAGGAAAGGCATACTGCCTAGTACCTGCTGTTAGTGTTTGTGTATTTGTTGTTTTTAAGAAAGGAAACTCTTGTCCTGTTTGGACTATATTTCTAATGGAGTTATTAATAGCATCTTTAGCAAGTGCTTGAACATTACGTACTGAACCAAAGCCATCCCCTGCAGTGTCTAACGTTACTTCGTTTAGACGAACAAGAAGCTGATTAACTAGTGTTACATAAGTTGCCATGAAAAAATCCCTTAGATAAGCTTAAAGGGGCAAGTTGCCCTGCCCCTTAAGTTAGTTATGCAAGTGCATCACGATCTACTTCATTAGCAGTACCGTCATTACCTATGTCTGTGCAATCCATCATCCATGCCCAGATGCGCAACTTACCTGTAGTAACTGCACCACCAGATAGTGTAGCAATTGTTAGGTCAATGTTGTCATCAGCTACAGCCATCAATGGTTGGAATGCTGCAGGGTTTTGAGTAACGACTCCTGCTGCAGATGTTCCATCAAATCCATCTACAAAACAATCAGCATCAGCCCCTGTT